GCCGCGCCGGTGCTGTTGAGCTGCAGGCTGCCGGCGAGGTTGACGATGTCGGGCGTGAACGCGCCAGGCCGCTCCTGATCGCTCCAGCTCACCCGGCGGGGATCGCCGTCGGCGCCGATCGCCACCAGGCAGCGCTCGTCGGTGACGAACGCGTAGCGGGCTTTGGGAACGACATGCACGATGCCCGCAGTTTCGGTGGGCAGCGGCACAGCCGGCGGCACCGGCACGAGGATGGTGCTGACCGTGGCATCCGGTATCCACCACAGGATCCGATTGTCGGCCGAGCCGCACACCACCAGGTTCTCGCCCCAGTTTGCCAGCGAGGTCGTGTCGCCTGGCGCGCCGCGCGGATTGAACGCCACGTCGGGGATCCGCGGTGTGCCGTAGAGCCCGACGCCATAGGCGCCGATGCCGTAGCCGTCGACCAGATCGCCAGGCACGCCGGCCTGGAAGCCCGCCGGGGTGATGTTGTGCCCGACCGTGTCGTAGACCACGACCTCGCCGAGCGAGGCGGCAGCGATCCATCGCTCGGCGCTGTTGTCGCGCCAGCTCAGCAGTCCGCGCACCGCCGCGGTGAGCTGCATGTTGGGCAGTTTCGTCCAGCCGCCCACCGGCGTCAGCTCGGCGCCGTTCCAGCGCACCAGCGACATATCCCACCACTGCTTGCCGGTGGCCTGCGTGGTCGCCCGCGGCTTGAGCCCAGGCGGTATCGAGAGCGGCACCCGCCCCATCAGTGCCGCCGCGGCTTGTGCGGCGCCGGCGACGGCGGCGGCTCCGGCATGCGCAGTGTCAGCGACGCATCCTCTTCCACCACCTCCGGCGGCGGATCGGCCGGCGCCACGGCGATGGTGACCTCATTGGATGGCGGCGCGTCCGTCGCGCCGACGCCATTGACCGCCGTGACGATGCAGGTTGCGCTGCGCCCGGCGTCATCCGCTTTGACGACATAGGTGGCATCGGTGCCGACCTCATCGGTGCCGTCCAGCAGCCACCGATACGCGTAGGCGGTGGGCTCGTTGTCCCAGTTGCCCATCGTGCAGCTCAGCGTGTCGCCCGTCTGGATCGCATGCGGCACATCGACGTTCGCCGGCGGATCCGTCACCGCCGCGTCGCGCACGCAGATCTCAAAGCCGTCCATGATCGGCAAGCGCTCGAAGGTGATGCCGTGCCGCCCATAAAGACCGCCGACGCGGCGCGTGTAGTCGGGATAGATCAGCTTGTTGGCATAGGTGCCGTCGCACGCCAGCCAGTCGTCGCCGTTGCCGGTGCCTTCCTGCAGATCTCCTGCGTGCTGCGCCATCGTTTCCCCCTATTGGAATCCGTAGCCGCTGAATGCGTGCGCGGCGTCTGACGACACCACCGACACCGCGCCGGAATTCGCGGCGAGCAGATAGGTCTGCCCCGGCTCGATGCAGGTGACGTTGCCGCCTGGCGTCGTCGTCGCGGTGCCGACCTCGTTGATGCAGAGGTTGGTGGTTGCGGTCGGCGGGTTCTGGATCCAGCCGCCGCTGGTGCGGTGCCCGGCCGCGAGCGCGGTCACCGCGGTGCCGCCGGTGGTCACCGTGGCAACGTCCAGCGGCGTCAGCGCAATCGCGCGCGCGATGCCGATCGAGACGAGGATCGCAAGCAACGCAACCGCCAGAGCTTTGCTCATCGCCAGCATCCTCACTGTCATGATGTCATCGCCTGCAGCTCGTAGGGCAGCAGCGCGCGCGGCCAATACCGCACGCGACGCACCCACCCATCGACAGGCAACCCGTTCGACGTCTGCCCGATGTTGAGGGTGGTCACCGCGCCGAGGGTGAACGCTGAGCTGCCGCTGCTGCCGGCGAGCACGCCGTTAAACGCCGATTGCTGGTAGCCGCTGCGAAACGCGGTGGCTGCTTTGACGATGGCGCCAGGCGTCAGCACACCGATCGTCTGGTTGTAGGCATCCGTGCCGGCCACCGCGACCTGCGAGGCGACATTGTTCTGGCCGAATACGCGATAGGTCTGGATCCGATTGTTGGTGGTTCCGTCGTCGATGCTGATCGGCGTTTGCCAGCCGGCCTCCGCTGCGATCACTGGGAACACCGCCTCGATCGACAGCGTCGACGCCGGCGCGTTGAACCATGCGCCGAGAGGCATCGAGCACGCATCGAGCTGGCGCACACCGGCGCTGGCACCCGAGGGTATGTAGCTGGTTTCAAATGCGCCCAATTCAAATTGCGGGCAGCACAGGTAGCAGACGCTGCCGCCCAGGCTTGCGCCGCCGTAGGCATTCGCTCGACGGATCACGAGGTTGCACGTCGTGCCGCCGCCGGTGCCCGACAGCACGCGGCCGGTCAGTCGCTGCCACTGATCGCGCTTCGTCCCGTCCGCCAGCTTGCCGGTGTTGAATCCGCCGGTGCCGTTGGCGCCGACGTCGACATTGAACTCCGGCAGGTTATCGACCGCGGTGTTGTAAGCGCTCGGGATGTAGAGCCAGCACGATGCCGCATATTCGTAGCTGATGGCGATCGGCACGTTGATGCCCCAGACCGCGCCATTCGATTGGCCAGCGGGCCAGGTCAGCTTCCACACCGTCGCACCCGCATGCAGCGGCGGGATGTCGGTGCTCGCGACGCAGTTGCCGGTCGGGTTGAGCGTGTCGGTGTTCAGCAGGGCGTTGGTGCGCGCCTCCTCGACCAGCAGGCCACGCGCCGCGTGCGTCCCTGGATCGTGGTCGAAGCGTGGCGCATTCGCCGCGGCCAGCTGCATCGTGCCGGTGGCATCGAGGTAGGTGCCGGTGCTGGCGCGGGTGAAGGTGACGCCCGGCGGCAGCGTGCCATTCATGAACGACAGGTCGAGCGATGGCGGCGCGCCGCCGCTGGGGGCACTGAGCTGCGCCAGGTTCAGCGGCGTGCGGTCGCCGACAACATCGCCGATCGGCGCCTGCAATGGCTGCGCAGCCGCACCGGCATCGAGCAACCACAACAGCAGACCTTGGGTGATGAGGTCGCGCCGCTTCACGAGCTGGTCGCCTTGATGACGAAATACCCGAGCGCGCCTGGCTGGACATTGGTGTGCGCCGCGCCGGAGCCCTGCACGTCGGTTTCGATGTTGTGTGCATGAAAGCCCTGCGCATCGCTGACGCGGGCGACGTCGCCGGTGATCTGCGTCGACGGACCGCCGTTGACGAAGTAACCCTGATTGATCGACGGCGCCGAGAAATTATGAAAGTGCAAGCCCTGCCCATCGGTGGCGCCGCCATGCTGGTGCGCCGGCATCTGCGCGACCGACAGCCCGGTCGTGGCGACGCCGCCGAACCCGCCGAGCCGATCAGGGCCATACTGCCCCTGCAGCCGCCCGGTGCCCTCGTCCATGCCGACGGTGATCATGCCGCGCAGATCGGGCACCGCGAAATTGTTGACGCCATCGCCGCCGAACGCGGTGCTGAGCACCTTGTAGAGATCCGGATACTGCGCGATCGACAACAGGCTGCCGTCGCATTTCAGGAAGCCCGCCGGCCACATCAGATAGGTCGGCCACCACTTGACCGTGCCGATGGCTTCCTGCGACGTCGAATTCTGCAGCGCCGTGACTTGCGCCTCGAGCGCGGCGATGCGCGCATCATGCGACGAAGCACTGGCGTCGATCAGATCGTTGTCGGTGTTGCCCTTGTTGCCCCAGGTGTCATTCGAGCCGCCGACCGCCGGCTTGGTGAGCCCCAGGAATGGCGTCGTCGTGTCACTCATGGGGCGCCTCGGCGCCGTTCATGCCGCCCGGCGCGCGCATGCCAGGCCGGGCTGCGTCGACCTCCGCCGCGGCGGCCATGAGCTGCTGCTGGATCGCCTGGATCAGCGGCATGACGATGCGGAACTTGCCCTCGACGAGCTGCTCCATCACCTGTTGCCATTGCTGCGCCTCGAGCACGACCGCATGCCTGTCGGTTGGCTGCACCATCACGCCATCCTCCGGGTTTCCAGCGCGACCAGCCGCGCCGTGAGCTCCTTGATGGCGTTGATGCAGGCGAACAGCAGCGGACCCTGGTCGAGCATCCGCATGTCATCGACCTCTTCACCGTCGATCGTGCCGCTGGTGAGCGTGACGAGCTCCGGCATCGGGCCTTCGGCCTCCTGCGCGACAAGCCCGATAAACCGCTTGCCCTGTCTCGCCACATGGTAGTGCCGGCTCTGCTTGCTCGGCACGCTGGTATCGGCGAGGGAAACCGGCAGCGGATCGCCAGCCCCCTCGCCATCGAGCGCCCACTCGGCGGCGATATCGTTGCCCTTGAAACTATAGACCACCGGCCGGAGCTGCAGCAGCTCGTCGAGCCCGTGCGTGTAGTCGCCCTCGACCGTCTTGATGCGCGCGTCGGAGCTGTCCCCCCACGGACCACCGCCAGGCCTGAAGCCGTTCCCGGTGATCACGAAGTTGCCGTTGGGATCGCACGTCATGATGCGCGTCGCGAAATAGTAGAACTCGTAGGCGTAGCTCGCCCGGCCGCCGCCATTGATGACGAGGTAGCTGTAGTTGTACGACGGCGCAGTCCCGGCGAGGGTCAGGTAGCCGCCGGTGGTGGCCGGCGCGATGCCGTTGTCGCCGCTCGCCGGCTTGAGCATCCCGCCGACCACGAAGTTGCCAATGGGATCGAGCGTGGCGAGCTGCGCGGCGGTGGCGACATTCCCCGCGGTGCCGGTGGGGAAGCCGAACCACGCCATATTGCCGCCGTTCCCATCGAACGAGATCAGCTTGCCGTAGCCGTTGCCCAGGTATCGCCAATTCGTGCCGTCATAATAGACGTTGAAACCGACATTTGAATGCACCGCGATCTGGCTCTGAACCGTGAGGTTCGGCGCGACATTGGCTGGCTCGGTGCCCCCGACCACGATGCTGCCGCGCGCGGCAAACGGCACGACCGACGCCCATGCCTGCGCACGGCGCCCGTAGGTGGTGGTGTTGTTCGGCGCCTCCTGCCAGGCGCGTGCGTCGACATAGGCCTTCGTCGCGGCGTCCTGCGCATTGGTCGGATTGGCGAGCTGCTGGATCGGGTTCGACAGCATGCTGAGCGGCGAATAGAACTGCGACAGCGTTGGCGTGAGGGCTAATCCAGGGGTGCCCTTCAGGTTGAGGACCAGGATGTCACCGGACCGCCAGATCCCGGTGCCGTCCACCGCGCCGAACGCCAGCGACGGCGCGTTCGCTGCACCGAGCGGCATGACCAGCGGGCCGGTCATCGTGCCGCCGGTGGTCAACAAGACCTTGTCGAGGATATCCCAGTTGGCGTTGGTGAGATCGCCCCAGACGTCGATGTCGCCATCGACCGCGGGCTTCATCAATCCGAGGATCGGTGTCGGCACACCCTGCGGCGCGATGACGTCACTCATGGGAACATCGCCCCGGCGGTGTTCGGCGTCGCCGTCCAGCTCTGCGGCAGACCGACGAAGAACCACGGCTGGCATGCCGGCACAGTGGTCTTTTCCCAGAGCGTCTGGCCGGACAGCTGCATCGTGGCCGGCTGCTCGATGACGTGCATGCTGACGCGGAGGATCACGCCGGCGACGCGGACCTGCGTGTAGTTCACGATCGGCGCCAGGTCGGACGGCGCGATCGGCAACAGGTCGGCGCTGAACCGGATGCCGGTGGGCTGGCGCAGCACCGCAGCGGCATCGTTGATGCTCGCGGCGCGGCTGTATTTGCCGGACCCGTATGGCCCCTTGCCGTATGCGCTACCGGACATTGAGCCGCGGCCTGAGTACTTCGGCGCGCATCGTCGCCAGGCTGCGCACGCTCAGCATCGAGCTGCCCAGCGGCGGCGCCGCGAAGCCCACCACGAGGTTGCCGACCGGGATCCTGAACACGTCACCGACCCCGATGTTCTTGGGCTGCAGGGTGACGCCGTCGGTCGGATCCACCAGCATGGCGGAGCCGAGGAAATTGCCGAGGGTGGGCGTATCGAACAGGCCGCCGGCGACGATCGTCCCCCAGGCGGCCTGCGCCGCGGCCCACTGCACGGCGGTCGGATTGTTGATCAGCGGCGGGTTGCCGGTCGGGCTCGAGAAGGTCACCGGCATCCGCACATAGGCGCCGCCGGACACCTCGGTGCCGCCGCCGCCGCTGTCGGGCGCTGCGGTGTAGAGCGCGATGAAGATCGCCGTGGGCGGCGGGTAATTGGTGCCTGCGAAAACATGGTTCAGCAGGTTGATTTCCAGCGCCTCGGAAAATGTGCCGCTCATGCTGCCGGCCTGAACCGCTGCACCAGGCGCCCGCCCTGGCTGCGCGATCTCTCGTGCTCGATGTTCGCCGAGGTCACCGCGGCGGAGAACATATCGGACCACAATTTGACGCGGCCATCATCGCGCAGGAACGGCGCCGACTGGATCAGCGAGCCGTAGATGTAGGCCGCCGGATAGGTCGACAGGACGTTGTTCGTCGCGTCGTCGTCCATGCCCAGGCTGATGCGCTGGTAGTACGCCATTTCGCAGAGCGGAAAATTCGGCAGCTGACCTGGCGGCAGGTTCGGATTCGGAATCGGGAACGGCGAGAATTCGATCTCGCCGCCGACGATCGAGAAATTGCGCGGCAGGCCGCCGTTCCACGGATAGGCCGGCGGGGTGAGCTGCGGCGTCCAGTCCGGCGGCAGCTGGGTGCCGCCCTGCCAGCCGTTGCCAGGCGAGGCACTGACCTGGGCGTAGAGCGCCTGCGCCGCGTCGGCCCGCGCGATGTAGGTGAGCGGCGGGCCGCCGATGATGCGGGCGTCCAGCATCTCGAGGTAGTCGCAGGGCAGCGTCGCATACTGCCCTTCGACCGGCTGCGTCGCGCGCACCACCATGCAGCGCGCCCGCAGCGTGTCGTTCAGCGCCTGCTCGCACAGCGCGATGAACCCGGCTGTCGCGTCGAAGGCATCCGACACCGGCGTGCGGAACGTGGTGCGATGCAGCCACGCCATGATGCTGAGCACGAGCTGGCTGCGATTCATGCGAGCCGCCTTCCGTTGTCGGTTCTGAGGTAGCGCAGCTCGGGATCGGACAGCGCCCGCAGGAACGCGCGCTCGTCGACCACGCGTCCGCGTTTGTCGACGATGCCCCAGCGCTTGAACCAGTCCATGAGCACGAGCGGGATCGAGGCGATCTTGCGGGCGCCGATCGCGTTGCGCTGCATCTCCGGCTGAAATGCATTCGCCTCGCGCCGGTTCTGCTCGAGGATCGCGCGGCAATCCTGCTCACGCCGGATCACCGCGTTTGGTCCCCAGTCGGCGTCAGACAACAGAGTCGATCTGACGCCGAGGTGGTTCATCTCATCGAGCCAAAGGACCGACATGGTCAGCTGAGATCCATGATCAGCCCGTGCGCTTTTGGTGCAGTGACGCGCAGCGTGCCTTCAAAAATCATCGCACCATCCGCGGCATCGCCCACCTTGGCGTACTCTTCAAGCGTCATATCACGACCTGGCAACGGTGCGAGCTCGATGTAGTCCGGATCTACCAACTCTATGACGCCGCCTGGCATGAAGATGTCCGGCGCGAGCTGGATCCTGCCAAAGTCGGACAGGTAGACGTCGACCGCGCCGACCAACGTCACCGGCGCGGGGGTCGTCGCGCGCACAATGTTCTGTGCCGCGATGACGTTGCCCGCGCCGCCCTGCGAGAGTGACGAGAACTCCCGCTTGAGCGCCGGGCTCAGCAGGCCGAGGTTCGGATGACCACCGGCGGTGTAGGCCTGCTGCATCGCGTCGCCCACCAGGCTCAGCGTCAGCGGTCGCGCCGTGCCGGACACCGGCGCCGTCGTGCCGTCGTCAACCGCGACGAGGTTGCCGCCGGTGCCGGCGCTGCCGTTGGTCACCCAGCACTGGAACCCTGACATGCGCCGCACACCAGGCGGTGCCGGCGACTGCTTCACCGTGTTGCGGGTGATGCAGTATTCGAGGTCGCGTTTGAGCTCCTTGGCCTTGAGCAAAGTCTGCCGGTCGAATTCGTCGCCGCCGACCGTGTTGCTCACCCGGAAGGTGTTCGACACGGTGACGGAACGCACCATAATCTGGCAGATGTTGTTTTTCCGCGCCGTGCCGGTGAGCGGCATCGCGGCGTAGCGGAAACCCTCGGGCTGCGCGTTGTCGGCCGCAGCTTGCAGGTTCTGCACCAGCCACTCGGTCATCGGCTGGTCGGCTTCCTTGTTGCCGGCAGCCGACACCATCGGTGTCTCGTACGGATCGATATCGTAGATAATATCTGCCAAGTCCTCGCGAACATTCGCGGCGCCGGTGGCCGGCGTGTATGTCGTGTTGGTGATGGGCGCAGCCATCGGAGGCACGGCCATGTGCATGTTCCCTGGATTGGCTCCGCGCATGCGCGGACGCCGGTTGCTGATACGGGGTTCATGCGAACGGCCGAGGTCGGTCGGGCGTGCAGGGGCCGGGTGCTGGCAGTGCCAATCGGGTTGCGCGGCGGAGCGA